ATGCAAGCTATGAGTGCGAGCTCTTTGAGCGGGTCCATGACAAACCCTATGGGTGGGTCCATGACGAGCTCTCTTGGCGGGTCCATGACAAACCCTATGGGTGGGTCTATGACAAACCCTATGGCAAGCTCTCATGGCGGGTCCATGAGTGGGTCCATGGCAAGCTCTTATGGCGGGTCCATGACAAACCCTATGGGCGGGTCCATGAGTGGATCTATGGCAAGCTCTTTGAGTGGATCTATGGCAAGCTCCTTGGGTGGGTCTAATGGTGGGTCTATGGCAAGTTCTCTTGGTGGGTCTATGACAAACTCTATGAATAATTCTTACCAAGGAGCATCAATTAATAATAGACAACCATTTGATGAATCATTATCAAATGCTAGTCAAAGTTTTAAACAAACGAGAGAAAGGAGAGATGAAAAATATCATGATGAACAAAGAAATATGGATAGAATTTTTATGTCAATGAGAAATTATGATCAAGAAGTTCAAGATAGAATTAATGGATTTAATATTGTAGCTAGAGATACTCGCTTTGATGCCTCGAGAAAAGACAATGATTCGGCTTTAGAAATGAGATCAAATAGATATTTAGGAACTCCAGGAAATAATATAATATAAAATACAGATATGAAAAAAAATCAACTATTTCGTAAACTTCCTCCAATTGATTTATTTGAAAGATTTGTAAAAATATTTGGATTAATTGATATAAATGATTGTAGAAAATTCACGAAAGATACATTAATTATCAATAATACTTTAGAAAAATTTGAGGGCTTTAAAGAAGAGTTAGAAGAATATTATATTCCCTGCAAAGTAGATAAATATTTGGTGGATATGAATGAAAAAAAACTCATTACAGTTTTAAGACAAATTGCAAAAGTTTTTGATTATAATGTAATAAGTAATGAGAAGTACCTTAATTCACATAAGGTTTTGCAATACACTTTAGAAAAAAGTGGTAGTAATGATGATTATGTAAATTATAATTTAAAAATAATAGAGTTTTAGTTTTTTTCTCATATGAAAATAATAGATGAACAATTCGAGTATTACATACCATTCTCATCATTATTTTATTGGAAAACGTTTAAAAAAATCTGATGCCCTAAAAATAAGAGATGTACAGCAAGAGATTATGAATAGAAATGAATTCTTGCAACCAATTGATAGAATCAATAATATTTATAGTCCTTATATTTATTTAGGATATTTCAATGAAAATATTGAAGGGAAATTGAAACAATTGCTTATGCCAGAGTTAAGTGCCATCTCTCAAAAATTTGCACCAATGCGTTGCCCATTGAAAGAATATTCTTTGACTGGTCAATCAAAAAATTATAAATATTTGGGTTTGACTTATGATTCACCAAATAATTATTTAGAAGGAATTATTATTCCATATTTGAAATCTTATTTAGATGAATATTCAGGATTAAATCTTATCTATGAGAATGTTCCAATGATTCCTCTTTTTAGATTAAGAAAGAAAGGTATTGAAGATTTTGTCAAATCAAATCCCCACACAAAGAATAGTGGTAAAACAGTTTTCACTGATATTAAGATGCCATCAGTGAGCTATAATGGTAAGACTAAAACAAAATATATTGAATTGGATTCAATTGATTTATTAAGAGCAACTCCATTGAAAATTAAGAAGGGTAAGAAATCGTTCAATGAACAATTGCATATTGATTCAGTTTTGAGTATTCCTTTCTATGGAACATTGAACTAATTGATATTTTTAAGGATTAAATTATTGGGAATTTGAATATTAGTAGATGATCCATTTCCTGAGTTAATCTTCATTCCACCAAATCCAAGGTATCCTTGTCTTGATTGGATCCAAGTGAGATAGGTATTATAATAAAGTAATTGCCTCTCTCTAGGATAAAATTTTTCTATAAATTCTTTTGGTAATCCTGGGTCCAATCCATTTAAAAGTTTATTTGAAATGGAAAATATTTGCGTTAATAATTGATAACTAAGGAAAATAATTTCATAGAAATTTACTTGTGTTAATAATGGAGAATCAACTTGGATTGTTCCATTAAGTAATCCTAAAATGTAATTTGGATTAAAAGGTGTTTTTCTTCTACCTGCTATATTGGATCCAGTATCAAAGAAATTTGCAAAATAATTAACACTTAAACTATAAAGAATTGTTTGATCAATTTGTTGAAGAACTTTTGTTCTTGAAGAAATATATCTTTTTCCATATTCTTCAGGATCTGTATCTCTATATATCCAATCCTCACGTGTGAATGTTGATTCCCAAGGAACTAGTTGATTATTGCAAGTTGTTAAAGATTTATTATAATAAATATAGCTTTTTTCGATATTTAAAATGAAAGCAAACCATCGATTCCTTATACTATCCTTATAATCTTTATCTTCTTGTGTATCACTTATTATTGGAAGTAATTTTATATATAGAACTTCAGTTGCCCAAAATTGAATAGCAGCAGTAAAACTAATTGGATCTCTTAATTGAGAGCGAAGACAACAACCATATGTTGTATCTGATATTAATGTAGGATAATATTCAGGATAAGTTGGAGCATTTGGATCCACATATCGAAAATAATCAGGTGAATATCTTGAATAATCATAATTCTCAGGAAAAATATAATCGATTGTAAAGTTGGTAGCTGTTGTTGAGATAAAACAAGGTGAGGATGGAACACATTCTACTGGGTTAGGTTCTTTTATTTGTTTTTTTCTATTTCTATTGACATTTCTATTTACTCTTCTCATTATAATCTATCATTCGAAATTAAATGTTCCAGGTCGTCCAAATGGTGGATAAGAATTTCCACTATAACAACAATAGCTTAAACCTTGTGCAGTCATTGTTTGTCTAAAATAATTCTTAATATTTTCATTAACGCAATATAATACTGCGAAGATGAAATCACTTGAAGAAAGTGCATTGGGATTAGTGAACATCAAATAATTTAAATTCCACATATCTCTCTTCTCAATATTCCTCACATTTCCTACACTTTCCCAAATTACTTGATAACAGCAGTACGTAATATTTAATTGTCTATAGTTCATGCAATAGTAAGTTTGATTGCAAAATTGTTTCAATCGATCAACTAAACTAAGATTAGCAGGATCGTCCAAATAAGCTGCTATCTCTGCTCTTGATTTTCCTTCTAGTACTTTTGGTAATAATTGATTTGCTAAATCTATAGTTTGTTGATTCCAATATTGTTGAGGTCTATTAACAGGCTCCATTAATATATATAATATTTATTCGTAAATAATATTATTTTATATAGTTGTAAAAAAATTATAAAGTGATTTGTTTGTTATATTGATCAACAATTTCTTGCATAGGACCGTTGATAACATAATTTTTATTATACCATAATAATATAAGGGTTTGTCCTGGAATGACCGCATTATATTGGATTTCCTCTGGAAACCATACTGGAGTATTCAAATTGTAACAGTAATATCTTCCAGTAGTTCTATAGTTTAATGCCTTCTCTAAACCTTCAAATAATCCTTCATAAAAATTTCTTCCTTTTCTCGTTATAATAAATTGTCTATCTACTTCATCTACTAAATAGAATCTTCCTTCAAACTCTAGAGGCTTGGAATAATCATAAGTATAAGGATCTTTAATCCAAGATGAGAAAAAAGTGAGGGCTATTATTTCATTCTGCTCATAAAGCTTTGGATATAATCCAGGTGCCTGGGGAATGTATTTGTAGCAATAAGTTTTTCCAGCAGCCCATAATTGTTGTGCTTTATCGGTAGCTACGTAAAGATCTGTTAAGTAAGGTTCGTCAACAAAAGCTCGCATAATAAATTTATCGAGTGGTGTTAAAGTTTTGAGATTGAGATTAAAAAAAGTAATACTATTATAAGACATTTATATTATAATAGATTTATTTCTCGGCAGGAAGACCACATCTATTTAAAAGACAAGGCTTACCTTTGGGACTGGTGTTATTTGCGAAAGCATCACTGTAAGTAAAAGTGAGCTCCCTTAATTCTCTACCGTTATATTTAATAGGGTAAAGTTGGCATCCTGCTAAATCATAAGGAAAATTAACAATATAGCAATAGTCTTTACCCTGTGTCAAATAGTTAAAACAGCGCTCAGATGCTCCATAAAGATTTTGGATTTGCTCATTCATCATATAAAGGAGTAAAACCTGGATATCTAAATTATCCAAAATAATCTCTCTATACTGCTTAATATAAGGATCAAAATAAAGAAGTTTGCGATTATCAATGAGATCCTTTGCGAAAGCGGGGTCAGTTCTCATCTTTTGACTAGTGATCCAAAATGTATAAAGAGTTGTTGCTTGGTAAACACGGGAATCAGGAAGACCCTCACAATAAGTGCAGGCTTGGCACGGGTCGGGTAAATATTTAAAAATATTAAAGTACATATAACAGTATTTCTTCCCTAATTGGCGCTGCTCAGTACCGGATAAAAGGAATGCTTGAGTTAATGCCTGGATTTGTTTTTGATTGCAAAGTAAGAATCTTACGAAAGTATCTGTTTTTCTAGTTTCTGGATTAGCATCTATTGCTGCTTGATTATAATATTTATATCCACATACACTCATAATATAAATTATATAGATAATTTTTTTATAATCTCTAAATAAAAGAAAAACTATTCAACAATAAAAGTTTGAATTTGTTCCTCAATATTTGGAATTGATTTTTTGAAAATCAAAAGATAATTTTCCTCAAAAGTTCTTGGCAAAATATTACCTACAACTTGTCTAATTTCTTTTCTTGACAATAATTCTAATGAATCCTTCTTGTAAAATTTTACATAATTGAGTGGATTTTTGGTTCCAGCACTAAAACTTAATTTTCTCAAACAATATTGATAATCTTTTGGATCATTGTCCTCTGTTTTTTCACTCAACCATTCTTCCATAACTTCATCTGGTTTGTCCCCTGCTTTGAGTAAGATTGCATCCATGATTGGAGTTAAATTTCTAATTCGTAAGTTTGTTATTATCTTTCTAGCTTTGATCACTGGCTCACTGTCTTCAATAAGAAATGGAAAATCTAAGATTGAATCAGTTAATTTCAGGAAATTGGATAGATCATCATTTTCAAATGGTTCTTTGAAGGGCTTCAAAAAGAAGTCCAATTGTTCAAAGAAAAACTCCATCATCATGTCCACTCTTTTTACAGTTGGATGATTATAGACTTGTTTGTGTAACCTATATCTTGTATCGAATAATTCAAATATATTGAAAATTACTTTGTTACAATAGCAAATCTCTTTATTAATAACTTTGACATAAGGAAAAATTCTCTTATGATCAAAACCATAATGAATTCCCAATGCTTTAGTATCTCTCGCAATATAATCGAATTTATCTACATCAATTCCATTTTTACCATTCGAAACAATTTGATAAAGAAAATTCTTCTTATCTTCTTCACTCGTTGGATGGATCATTTTTTGAATTTGTAAAATATTCTCTGGTGATATTCCTAAGTTATATATTCTATTTATTCTCGCTAATATTTCACAAGATCTGTGCTCGTGATGTCTAAAAGGGTGTTCTTCTGGGATCCTCTTTTTTAGATAAACATCATCATAGATATGGCTAAATGGTCCATGACCTAAATCATGAGCCAATCCAGCGATTTCCACATTTAGCTTTTGTTCTTGTGTAATATTTAATTCAGGTTGGTTCGTCGCAATTTCATTAATAAGAGATCTAGCTAAATGAGCAGTCCCAATCGAATGCTCAAAACGATTATGGCTAGCACTTGGAAAGACATAATAGGCACTTCCTAGTTGTTTAATGTTTCTTAATCTTTGAAACTCAGGTGTATCTATGATTTTCACTGCTATGAGTGAAAGTTCAATTGGACCATGAATATCATCTTGGAAAACTTTGGTCATTTATCGTTTTTAGGGTTTTGGTAGAAAATAAATCATTTTTTTTGTAAAAATAATTTGTGAGATGGGGATTATATTTTTTTATTATATAATTTATGATTGAAGAGAAAGAGAAAGAGAAATTAATCAAAAAAATAGATAGAGAATTTCAGCCATATTTTAGTCTAATTCATCCATCTAATGCGAAAAAAAGTAGTGAATTGAAGGAAAAAATTAAGTTACTCGTGATAAAAGCACAAAATAAAGATGAATTGGATGCTTTAATGAGCACATTGGATAAATTTAAATTGATAGCTTTGAACTTCGAATATAACAAGCCATTGAATAAAATCAATAACAGGAATGCCTTAAATATAATATCACAATCTCTAAATCAAAATGTAAATTTAGGTGTTATAAATTGGGAAAGGTTGGAGAGAAAAAAATTGAACAAAGAAATGAAAAAAGAGTTAGCATTGAGTAAAAAATATGGATTCAAGCCAGTTTTTGAAGATAATCACCAGCCTGTTTTAGATAGTATATTGGAAATATACCAAATGAGATTAAACCAAAAGAAATTAGTTACTAGTGATTTTAATAGTAAAAGCGAGGTTCCTCAAATACAAGAAATGATAGATAAATACAAAGATTATTTTGCAGCTAGAGATATCAAGAGAACACCTGGAAAATATTCATTGTTTTTTGATAAAGATGATGTATATTATGAAATGGATAAATTGATATCAGTAGTAAAATATTACGGTGAGATGGAATTATTATATTATGGTCAATTTTGGGACTACTTCTATGTCATATGCTATGTGATTGGAAATGGTAATTTTGAGAATTCCTATTATATTTTCAAGGAATTATTCCCATTTTATACTTTCATTAATGATGGACGTTTTTGGAACACTATTAATTTTTTGACTTTCTATGTTGATAAAATAGATGTCAAATATAAGCAAGTTGCTAATCAATTTCTACTGGGTAATTTACACAATCCTTTGCCTATGAATATCTTAGCAAATAATTTAATAAATGTTTATTTGGAGAAGAGAGGAGCAAAGGGTAAGATTATCGAGAAGAATAGATTAATAGAAAGATTAAAGAATGTATTCTATTTTTCTGATTACACTAATGTTGAAGTAAGAAATTATATTGATAAATATGGTATGCTTTTTTTGAATGTTTCATTATTTTTACCATACATTTTATACTTTAATGAATTGATTGGAAAAAAAATTTTGAAAGAGAAAAAGAAGGTATTCCCAAATAAATTTTATAAGGCAACAAATATAGAGGATATGAAAATTGTTAGAGCTCCTTATTTTATTTTTGAATATTTGGTTGAGTTGGATGAAAAATATTTGATTGGTTCTTATAGGTCTATTATTAATAAATATATAGATGCCTTTAAAGAAAATACATTGAGATTGGAAAAAACTTATAATAATAGTAACAAAAATTACAAGAATAGAGATTTGGATGATAAAATAATTGGAACTTTTACAAGAGAAGTTGAATTAGAGAAAGGCGATGTTGTTGTGATTGGAAATGTTGGTGAAGAAAAATTGGAAAGTTTTAGTAGTAATTTTGGTTCTGTTAATTTTATTCCAAGATTTATAGAAGGAGGACTTGTAATTGATTACATTCGATCTTTGTTTATGAGGGGAATCATTGGAGAAAAAATGAGTAAAATAAAAGAAGATATTAATAAAGATATTATAAAATCAAAAATTAATGATACAACTCACGGTAGAGTATATAAATTTTTTTACAATTTTTTTAGAGGATTTACGAAATCAAAAGTTATTGAAATAAAAAATAAGATTTATGATATAATTTACAAACATAATTATCTTGAACCAGTCACTTCCTATTCTCAAAATTTCTATAGATTTTTTCTTATGTCATTTTTGTTCGTAAAAAATAATGATCAAGGAATAGAAACTGGTTTGAAAATATTTGATCAAACTTATCCATTTATAGCTTTCTTCAATGAATCAATTATATATGATAATATTTCACTTCTAAAATTTTTATCGAAAAATAATAACTCCTACTATCAAGATTACTTTTTTATAATGCCACCAGATAATCCACTTAGCATTAAAATAATTCAAAATAATTTAATATATCAATACGAAGATCCAAAATTTATAAAGGATAAATTAAAAATATTATATATGTATTGTGATTTGTCTGATCCGAAGGTAAAAGAATATTTTGAAAAATATGGGCTAGTATTTTTAAATTTTGCTATTTATTTACCGGAGCTTACATTCACAAGATTTATGCTTAGAAAAGCTTTTGATATCCAGGGAGTTAACTTAGGAAGTGCAATAATAAATTTTTATTTAGATTTGGACAAAGATGAAATTGAATTCGTTTTACAGGAGACAATTGATATTTATTTGAAAGATTATCACAATTTTGTTATGAATCAAAATTATTATAGTGAGGGAGATATCAATAAGACTATTGAAATAAGAAATGCGAATAATAAATATAGTAGTAATCAAAAAGAAGTTATTAATCAATTGAAGAATTCATTAAGAGCTCCAGGAAGTAGTGAAAATATGGAGAAAATTTATGAGTCTATTAATAATTCAAAGAAGGCAAATATAAACATTGGAGAAATAAATAGAGAGATTCAAAAAATATTAAGTGATCCAGTAGTTTATTGAAAATAAATAAAATATTATATTTTAGAAAATGGTTGATATTCATTCAATACCGAATATTGGTAAAAATCCACTTCAATATGTTTTTGAAGATTTGAAAACACTAGATAACGATAATAATTTATGGTTAGAATTTGGAGTTTACAAAGGCATAACAATAAATTTCTTTAGTAAATTTACAAATAATAAGGTTTATGGTTTTGATAGTTTTGAGGGATTGCCAGAAGATTGGAGACCCAATTTTCCAAGAAAAAGATTTCATATGCATGGGAAGCTTCCAGAAGTAAATAAAAATGTTGAATTAGTTATAGGTCTTTTTCAAAATACTTTAAAACCGTTTCTAAAAAAAATAAACGGTAAAAAAATATCTTTTCTTCATATCGATTGTGATATTTATTCATCAACCAAATACATACTCGATAATATTTATGAACATCTCGATAAAAAATGTATAATTGTTTTTGATGATTTTGTAAATTATAGAGGATATGAAGAAGGAGAATTAAAGGCCTTTATTGAATTTGTTAAAAAAAATAATGTAAAATATAAATGGATTGGTATGAATGGAACAATATTAGATGAAATACCAGAAAGAGAAAACAGTTATTATCAAAAAGTTGCTCTACAATTAGATATGTAATTAGAGTCGATTTGTTGGTTTTACATATTCCGTTTCCAAGAATTGGAATATTGATTCTTCATTTGGGAAATCCTTTTCAACATATTTTCCATTTTTTCTTAATCCATATTCATTCAATGTGTATCCCTTATCTTTTGCAATTTGTCTAATTTTTCTAGAGAAATTCTCGCCAGATCCAAAATACAGTGTGAAAAATGATTTTAATTTTTTAGGGGCGAATCTAAAATCAACGTGGACAGCATATTTGTAGCCAGGGAATTTAACTAACGCAGTTATCATATTTTTTCCAATCTCCAATACTTTAATAATTTTCAAGTTTTTAAGAACATCTTCTTGGTTTCCCTCTACTATTACTAAATCTATATCTTTCCCATCTTTTTTTCCCAATCTATACCCTCCCATTAATAAAACTTCTCCTTTTACGTTCTTTTGAATATAATTTACCATTTTCAAAGCATCCTTTAATGGAATACGAGTATTTAAGTCAACAAAATATTTTAATCCAATTTGTTGATTATCCGTTAATTGGATTCTCCCTTTTTTAAATGCATTTTCCAACTCAGGAACTGAATAGATATTTTCTTGTATAAATTTTTTAGCAATTTTAGGTCCAATACCATAGACTTTTTGGAGTTCAACTAGTGCAACCAAATCTTTATCCTTTTTCATATCTTCCAAAACTTGTATTCTTTTTGTTTTTTGGAATTCTTCTATTTTACTAAGTATTCCTGCTCCAACTCCCTCAATGTTTTTTACTTTATTAATATTAATTTTATTCATTTGTGATAATTTATTGACAAGATTTTTATAAGCTTGAAATTGATGAATATTTCCCAATGCTTTATGAAAATTCATTAATTGGCGAAATGCATCTATTAATTCTTCTTGATTACTTCCTCCTTTCTGAGAAAGTAGTGATCTACAAAGTTTTATTTGTCTAGGGAAATTAGTAAAAGTTTCTAAAATACAAGGAACATTCTTACTTGATGCCCATGTTAAAATTTCTTTTAGAGCTTCCAATGATCCACCTTTTTTAGGATCAAATAGATATCCTTTTCCAATGTCTTCGTGCAAATCATTCTTTTCATTAAATTTTGTTTTACTATCATTCAAATGAATAACTTTAATTTTATTCTTTCCAATCGTTTTTTCGAATTCATTTACATAATCAAACCAGCCTCCAGGTTTATGGATTGGATAACCACTAACAAATATATGACAAGTATCTATACAAAAATTTATTCTCTTTTGATATTTCTTTGGAATCATTTTATAAATTTCATTCATTTGAGGAATTGTTTTTCCCAATAAGTTTCCCTCTCCAGAAGATGTTTCCAAGATTGGATTCGAATTTTTGTCTGCGTGTTTCAAAACAGATACTAAGGATTTAACCATATTTTTAGAAGCTTCTTTTGGATCCAATCCATTGGAAGCAGTTCCAAAATGAACAACTACTCCATCCATTCCCAATTTTACACTAATATCCAATTCTTGGGATAATCGAATAAGAAATATTTTATTTTTGGGAATCAAAGGTTTTGCAAGATTTAATAAGTATTTTGCGTGAATAAATACAGGAAACTTGATAAAATTTTTAATGGATTCCAATTTATTGGGAGGATTGGAAAAAATTGTACCTAAATTCAATGATTGTGGTGGACCAGTAAATATCTGCATTGCATTTCCATCCATTTTTTCAACTTCTTTGATTGCTTCAATTATTCCATTTCCTATACTATAATGCGGTCCAATGAATAGCATTATATTATATGAGATTAAATTCTATCGTGTTCCTCAATTTTTTTACTTATTAAAGAAGATTCTTTATCAATATTAGCCATTATAAATTCTTTAAGGATAATTGTAATTACAATTAAAACAAGAGTTTTCATATTTGTTATGTGTAATAGACGAACAACTAAACCTCCTAAGATTATTGTTAATGAAATATTTAATAATTGACCTGTTAATAATCTAATTTTATAAAGAAGGTAAACATTTCTTTGTCTGGATTGGATGAAATAATACAAATAGATGACAGATAAGACAACACTATAAATTATTACAATAGATGCAACGGAGTATGCAATATATTCTGTAATTGCAAATAAATTTCTTAGTGATTTTGGCATATCATCTTTATGATAAATGAATTTTTCTATTGTATTTTTCATTTTGGAGAATTTATCCATATATTTTATTGATATAATAATTTTCAATGAGGTTTTTCATCTCCAGTTTTAATTCTAGTAACACATCCATTATAATCTTTTTCGTAATAGTAAACTTTTATTTTTTTTCCAATATATTTCTCCCCATTTTTGAAAAGTGATTTTTTAAGTTCTCTAGTACCCATTGGTCTAACTCTAAAAGATTTCAAAGGATTTTTAAGACATTGGACTTCCCATATTACAGTTCCAATCTCACTTCCTGTTCCTTCATGAAAATTTTTGATAATGAAATCATCGGAGAAATATAATTTTATTTTTTGTAAATCTTGAGATTGCTTACCCATTCTATATTTTCCCTTACTATTTCTTATAATTGCCCCCTCAAATCCTTGATTTATTAATTCATTAAATATTTTATCTATTTCATCTTTTGATTTTACAACAATAGTTGGAACAATTTTAATATTTTTGCTAGTTAATTTATTGGCTAGTTTCCATCTATTTTCAAAAATTTCATCCAAATTATTTCTTGAAATAACATCAAAAATATTGTAAGTTATTGTTTTTATTTTTTTATTATTATTTTTATTCAAATAAATTTTTTTTAGAACACCGCGTAAATCTTTTTGCTCATAAGTTGGATTAATTAATAATTCTCCATCTAAAACCAAATCAGGATACTTTTTAAAAATGTTTTCTAACTCAGGGATTAAATGATTTATATTTTCGATTGGCTTAGATTGCCTAGACAATGTTTTAAGTTCACCTTTATCTAAGAATGCAAACATTCTAACCCCATCCAATTTAGGTTGGAGAAACGCTGGAAAATTTATAGCATTGGAAAACTTTTCGTAATCTGTTGGTTTCATTGGATGAAATGCAGGTAAATCATTAGTTACTTTATTGGAATATTTATCCGTTGTTATTTTATTATTCCAACGTGTTCTTGCTAATTGGATAGCTCTTTCAAGTGCCGTTTTTTTTCCAACTGATTTTTCCACGATTTGAGGGAGAGTTTTAGTAATTTTTCCATTGATGAAGCCATTCTCCGTGTAAATTCCAACTTTATCTTTATCTATTTGTTTCACATAAATTTTCCAAAATTTTATTTTGTTATCTAATTTTTTATATAATACTGGGAATTCCATATTATATATAAGAAAATTTAACTATATTGTGTAAACATCATTTCCTCTTGGTAAGGATACATCTCTTCTTGGTATCTTTGTTCCTCTTCTTGGTATCTTTGCTCCTCTTCTTGGTATCTTTGCTCCTCTTCTTGGTATCTTTGCTCCTCTTCTTGGTATCTTTGTTCCTCTTCTTGATATTTTTGTTCTTCTTCTTGTTGATATTCTTCTTGTGGATATCTATAGTATTCTTCTTGAGGTGCCATAGATCTAACGGAATCTAATAAATCATCGGCAATTGGAACTAAATTTTTGTATAGTTGTTTAACTAAACTACTCCTATTATTTCCTCTTCCTAAATTAAAATTAAATGGGAAATCATCATACTCTTCTGATTCATCTTCAATGTCTTGATCTGGAGAAGTATTCATCATTTGTCTATTAAAAATTGTTTGTCTATTGTAATTTATTTGGTCATTCACATTTTGCTTTGGTTCTGGTTTCTTTGAATTTTCTAAATCGCGAAGTATTTTATCAATAGCATCTTTCTTTTCTCTATCAGCATCCATTCTCGCTCTCATTAACTCATTCTTCAATCTTTTTTCTCTATCTATTAAATCTCTTTTTGTTTTTTCAATCTCATTGGATCTTTCCTGGAAGCGACGTCTTTCTTGAGCCATTCTTTCATCGAATAATTTCTTTTCTTGCTCCTTAATTTTACTCTCAACCAAATAGATTTCTCTATTCCTACTATTTTGATAATCTTGGAGACGCTGCTCGTAAGTTTTCTTATTATCTTCATTCAACTTTTGAGCTGCTTTCATCCTCTCTTGGTTCTTCTTATCCTGGGTCTCATATTTATTGATTATTTGTTGTTCTTTGGTCTTGTAATCATTAATCGTTTTCTTGTACGTGGCATCTCTCTTTTTAATGATGTCTTCATACTCCTTCTTCATTTTATCAATATCACTTAACTTGGTCTTATATTTGGTTTCATATTCACCAATTAACTTCTTAACTACAGGATCGTTTCTGTAGTCACATTTAGCTGGAGAAGGTGATGGGCAAGCACGAGCAGGTGCAGGCGCTGGGCAAGCAGGGCAAGGAGGAGGAGCTGGAGGGAACTGTGGGCATTTGGGACAATTCTTTGTTGAGCATTCCTCACAAGGTGGACACTTAGATGGGAAGTCTGGACATTTGGGACAAGTTGGGCATGTTGGACATTCGACTTTTGGTGGGCAAGCAGGGATCTCTGTTTTTCTTACATAATCTCTAAGGTCTGGGCAAGTTTGACAAGCGGGAACCTCCGTTTTCTTAATGTATTCATTGAGGTCAGGTGATTGAGGGCAAGGAGGAATTTCACTCTTCTTTATGTATTCACGCATATCAGGTACAGGAGGGATAGATGATTTTAGTGCATAGTTGCTCATATCTGGGCAAGGTGGAACACTCGATTTTAGGACGTATTTGTCTATATTGCTGCAAGAAGTTGCGTCACATTTACTACATTCTGATTTTCCTTGAACCGTTGGGTAAACATTAAAATCATTTTTGATATAGGTATTTTTGTCTTCTAAACAATCTTTTCCTTCACATCTCAAGTATTTGGGAACTTTACCATCACACGATTCTTGAGTGGGTTTCCCTTGAGAGTAATTTTTCCAGTCATAAAAAGTGCTACCGCCTTGAGCTACATCACGGGTACTACTATCTGCAAAATTTTCGCGAATTTGTGTTCCTTCTAATTGTTTAACTTGTTCATTGAAAGAATGTTTAGCCATTGGAAGCCCATATATAATCAAAAGCACAAATATAATGAAAACAAAAAATATAATTAAATAATCCATTTCAATTAATATATTAATATAAATTATTTTTGACAAATAATTTATAAATTAGATGGATTTGACAACAACATCACCATTAGACCGAGTTCTTCCCTTGTAATTATAAGTTTTGTTAGTTTCTTTATTTATCATTGAAAATTGGATTTTATTTACTTTATATTTCGAATTTATATATTGAAATGCTTTCAGCGCGGCTTCTTTTGGTTTATCTCCTCTAAATGATTTTTTAGCGTAGTTTTTATTATGGAAATAGAATTTATTCTCTCTTTTACCAGCACTTTGACTTGGTTCGCCTAATTTTGCTATAGCTTTATTTATTAATTGGTCATACTCTGTTTTTAATTTTTCTAACTTACTGGTTTCATTTGATTTGAGTATATCTTCGATCTTATTCAATATGTTTTTTTTATCAGCATTATTCCTTATCGTATTTCCAATTTTTTTTTGTAGTTCTTGCATCTTTGTATAAACGGGTAATATTACATTACTATTTTTACTTTGTAAATCAGCTAAATTATTTGGAAGTTTGTAATCATTTTTACTTATTTTTGGCTGGGTTTTTGTAGAAGTATTTTTTTTAGGTTGGGATTTAGCTGTTTCGATTTTTGCTTCAGTATCATCACTAATTTCTCTCCATTCATCTTGAATTTGATCTACTTTTTTGAAAACTTCATCTATCAAGTCTTTTAATTTCTTTTTATTTTCATTTGAATAATCATTTGAATCAAGTATTGCTATTAAACGTTCATAATATTTCTTTAATTCACTTGTTGGAACAATATAGTTGAAATAATAATTATTTATCAAGTTATTTATAAAATGAACAAAATTAGCTTCTTTTGAATTGGCATTACCTCCACTATATTGTACAAAATTTTTAATAAATTCATCAACATAAGTTTTGTAATTAGTAATATATTTTCCTAAGAAATCAAATATTTCAAAATATTCCAAACTATAATTACTCAAAAATTTATATTTGAACTCTGCTGCATACTTTTTAATATTATCTTCTGTGTAATCATTTAATAAAGGGTCATTAATGAAATAGTCATTTGCAATTCGATCACTGAATGTTTTCTCTCCTCTTCTATCTGGATCGTCTTTTGATGGATCTAAAATTAAATTAAGAAATTTCATAGGATAAAATAAATTCCAAAGATTGTAACAATAAATTGGAGTTTTTTTATTCTCAAATAAATTTGGATGGTTTGCATCATCTGCAAATACTGAAGGATAAATCCAAGATAAATTTTTCTTTTCATTTTTGTTACTATTTGATAATTCTAAAAATTTTTTGATATACTCTACTTCTGTTTTTACTTTATCATTATTCCTTTTTAGTTCATCTTTTTGTGCATCTAAAACTATTTTTTTTTCATCATTTTCTGGTTCCAAAACTAAATCAACGTAGTCTCCAGCAATTTGATTAAAGTTTACTTTTTTATTTGCATTTGTGTTAGATGAGGCTGGTTTCGATTCAACTGTTGCTGTTGCTGTTGCTGTAGTTGTTGCTGTTGTAGAAGCTGTCTCTTTTTTTTCTCTTTGAAATTTATTAGCTTCAGATTCATTATTAGGACCACCTATATTTTTTGAATGATAATTATTTATATATCTAATCAAAAAATTAGTTTGATTAATTTTTTTTTGTCCTGTCATTTTTTTAATATTTTCTATTTCTTTAGTTATTTTTTTTTTGAAATTAGTATCTGGAAGATTTGGTAAAGCTTTTTCTATTTTATTTATAATTAGGTCAACTTTTGATTCATTTTTAGATATCTCTTTTAAATCTGCTGAAATATTTTTGTAAGTGTTTGAACTAAATTTTTTTTGGTTATTTGCAACACTTAGTGTTATATTTGGGTTAGTATTTTTTGGCTGGGTGAGTTTACTTGAATTATTTTTAATGGGATTTGTAGATGCTATTATAGGATTTGCGGCTGCCACTATTTTCTTTTGACTATTTCTAATAATTTTTTCAACATCTATTTTATCTACAATATTTGCAATTTCATCTAATTTTCTATTTTTGTTATCATTTGTTATTTCATCAATCTTTACAAAAATGTCTTTATGAATTGGTCCTACATTTGGTAATATAATTAATTTTTTCTTTAGAGTATCTTTTACAGTAGCAATATTATCATTTCCTTTTAATTTATTTATGATATTTTTGAATTCTATTTTTCTATCATCTATTCTTTGTCTTTTAAAATAATCATCTATAAATTGATTAATTTTTGTGTCATTGCTTTTATTTTTAGCACCCTTTTTAATTAAATATAATGATTGTTTAAAATAGTTTAGATCATATGAAGGAACACCTGCAAAATCCATTCCCTTTATTTCAACATTAGATTTTCCAGCAATTGATTTCTTTATATTATTTGCAAATTGAGTTGCTGTTTTATTCGCATTATCTTGCTGGCTACTATTTTCTTTTGATTCTCCTTGTATTTTTTCAGGATTTTTAAATTTTACTATTTGAAAAACTATGTTAGTTTTTTCTTTATTACTAGTCGCAGGTTTCATAATCCCTGGGCTAATATTTTTTTCAATAAAATTATAAATATCCTCAATTATTTTATTTTTGTCAGGATCATTGGTGAATATTTTACTTATTGTTTCTGTTGGAAATTCCTTATAAATAGCTTTTTTTAATCGAAGCATTTCATTATTTATTCCTGTATTTACAGCTCGTGTTTCTTTTAGGTAATCTTTTAGAGCATAATCTACAAGATTTTTTCTATTTTCCTCTGTTGAATTTTTATTAAATTTCAAATATAAATCCTTAATTTTGTTAAAGTATGGAGTATCTGGTAAGTCTCTAAAAATATTATTTATATATGAACTCATATTTTGAGGTTTATTTTTATGAAGATTTATAGTCTGTTGAAAATTTTTCTTTTTTTCCTCATCGTTCGTTAATGATTTAAATTTAATAGAACTGTTCTTGACTGTGGATTCCAATTTTTTTTCTAAAGTTACTGGAACTTTTGAAGCTTGAATTATTTTAGCTTGTCTTTTAAGTTCTTCTTCTTCTCTACGTCTTTCTTCCCCTAATTTTAAGCTTTTATCTGTATTCAATCTTCCCTTTATAGCTTGTTTTATTTTTTCAGCTGCTAGTCTTTTCTTTTCTTCATTATTATTAACTGGCACTGATGAAGGTACTGGAGCGACTACTTCATTTATTTGTACAGACTTATTTTCACCTTGGATTCCTCTAGAATTCACAACTCCAAAGATAGATTTATTTACATTACTGGTAGGACTAACACCCCTTTCACCAGGAACCGGTGGGGGTGCTCTTGATGGTGGTGATGCCATTTCTTTTTTAGGTTGTGCTCCTGGTATAAATGACATAACTTTTTTCTTCATTTCTGAAAATAAACTACGAGGTTGGTTTGTTGGTGGAGTTGTCGTAGCTGCGATAGAACCTAACTCAGTTGGTGCTAAATTCGCATATTTTGTAAATTCTTTGATTAGATATCCCTGTATTTCTAATTGATGTCTTATTATTTCCAATTGATTGAGTAAATCGTCATAATCATTCTTTGAAACAGTTTCTTTAATCATTTCCTTAGTTGAGCAATCAACACCAAATAATTGTTGAATGAGCCTCGATTGATTATCAGGATATAGTTGTAAAACAAGCATGCAAGTCGTTGGATAAAAAGTATCAAGAGAACTATTCCCAATCGATTTCAAATATGTTGCCTGAATTTTATTTTGAGATTGTGGTGCTATCATGAAATTCGCACCATTTCCTTTCATAAATTTCAATAAATTATATCTAATATCCCAATTAATATTTTTATTCAATAGCAAAAAGTAGAGCGGTGAATAACCATAGAAATTTGTAATGTTAATATCTTTAAAATAATTGACCTCTTTATTATATTTCAAAACAATATATAAGACATCAAGAATTGTGTTACCATTCTTAGAATTGATACAAAAATATGAGATTGGATTCATAAAATAGTTACTTCCCTTGTTATTTGCTGCAGCAGCTAATATGTAATTCTTACTTAGATCAATACCGCCATTTGCAGCAAAGATTGTTAAGATTCCTCCAAATGTTTCAACTGGTATTATCATTTGCTGTACTTTAACTTGTGTGAAATAAACCTGAGTATCAATAAGGAAAAAAGCTTGATCTAAGTTTTGTTTATTAACTAAATTTGTTTTGGCACCACAAAAAAGTAATAGAATAATAAGATCTAGGGAACCCATTAGTGTCGCTAATCCCAATAAACTCATCTCACGGCTTATTTTCTTGAAAACTTCGATATTTTTCGCACTAATCCCTCGTAAATCAAATATCTCATCCATTGTAATTTTAAATAATGTGTTAACAGTGCAGGCAATATCCTTATCAGTTCGAATAAGGCTTATGATATATTGCATTCCTTGATTTAAATTAGTATTTTTACCACTCAAAGTATCTTTTATTGCATTATATTGTTGGATATAATTTGCTTCATTCAAAGGCATTTTAACAGCTGGCAATTTACGATAATAGTCTATCATTGCATCTTTTATCTTAGATAGGGATAAATTCATCATTTGGCTACTTTGCTTACAAACAGGAGTAGTGTTATCAACAATTCTTAACTGCAATATGTAATTGAAAGGAAAACCTTTGATTTGAGAAACATTTAATGGTGGAGATGGAGCAGCTGCAGCAGCTGCAGTTGGACTGATTGTAGCAGGGGCTGAAATAGGTATTGTTGCTCCTGGTGGGGCTGCTTTCCCTTTTTCAAACTCGTTCATTGTCATTACTGGTGCAACCTTCTTTCTATCAAACAAAAATTTTACCATATTTCCTTGTTGACGTAAAAGCTGTTCTTGTTGTTTCAATATTTCTTGAGTGTTTAATGTTCTTTGATCCAAATTTTGTAATTTTTTAAGGATTTTATTGCTATTTTGTGTTGGGAAAGCAGAAGGTGCTGTAGAAATTGATATTGGACTAACTTGTGCTCCTAATCTTGGGTCTTTCTGGAAAGCTTGAGTAGCAGATTTAAGTTGTTGTATCTCTTCTGGCGCTAAAGGTGCTCCAGTTGCGGTAGTCTTAGCAGGCGCCGCAGGCGCAGATGTTGCCGCCAAAGGCACCGCAGGCGCCAAAGGCACCGCAGGCGCCAAAGGCACCACAGGCGCCAAAGGCACCGCAGGCGCCAAAGGCACCGCAGGCGCCAAAGGCACCACAGGCGCCAAAGGCACCGCAGGCGCCAAAGGCA